AGCAGTTTCTCTGGATTTTTGAGTCTCCATTCATTGATGTAAGCCCGATGTTTTTCCTTGTTCTTGTGATACCAAGATTGGGCGTAAGTCCTTGATTTCTCTACCATATTACTTATCCTGTGTATGGATGAATCCGCCGATGGCGGCGATGGTCGCCGACACTGGGCGCGTTACCCGCCAGCATAGCATTCCGTCGAACGAGTTATCGTCGGTCAGCGGTGCCCAGTAGATGCCACTAAAGACCTGGCCGATCGGCAACGGTGGCCCAGCCGGATCGTTGACTGGGTCCGTGCCGAACAGCACTGGGTCGAGTCGATCGAACCGTGTCCCGATCGAGAGCCCGGCAACCTGCACACATTGCAAGGCGTAATACTGGTTGCGGCGCAGCTTGCCGAATGCCGGACCGTTGCGGCTGCCAGCCTCGGCGGGCGCGTTCGGGCGCACAATCTGGCCGTCCGAGGTATAGGTCATGCCGATCACGACCTGATTGGCCGCGAGCGCACTGGTAGCGAGTGCCGGGGTGAATTGACCATTGGCCGGGCCGCCCGAGATCCCGTCGCCATAGGGGATCTGGATTGAGCCGTTGGTGACCGTATAATCGGAGATGATCGGATTGCCGGTCTGATTGAATTGTTGGCCGCAATCGTACCCCGAAACCGTCGCCTGCACGGTCTGGCCGTTGAGATGCCAGAGCCCGTTGATCTGCAGGCCGCCGAGGGGAAACGGCGGTGTAGCGGCGACCGGCGAGGTCGAGCTCGGATTAACGCCGGCATCCAGAAACCATCCAGCCGCCGGACTATCGGTCTCGGCGAAGTTCTTGGCCAGCATCTCAACAAAGCGGGTGTTGCTATTGGGGTCGTTGGTCACCATGGTCAGGGCATCAAGCGTGCCGAACTCGTTGGCGCCGGTACAGATGAACTCGACTTGGCGGTTGGTACCCAGGGTATGCAGAGCCCAAGCTTGGATTTCTGCAGGCTGAGACGTGCTCAAGGTCCGGCGTGAATAACCGCAACCGGCCCATGACCCATCGCCCATGCGTGCCCAGATCGTGGCAATGGTTTCCTGCTGCCAGCAGATTTCCTGGATGAATTTTGCGGTCAGATGCTTGGAGTAATGCGACAGATCGTGTGCTGAAAAGCGTCCGCTGAACACGTCGGCGAAGTACTCAAGCAACGATCGCCGAAACGTCTGTACGACCGCAAGCGTCAGATCGGTGCGCGCTGGCAAAATGTTGGCGCAATTGTACTTGGTATAGCGGTGAGCCTGGATGGTCGACGGCGTCAATGGAAGGTTAGTACTGGTGGCTTGTACGAGCCACTCGCCCGCCTGAGTACCGCCAACAATTCCCAATTGATCGGGCTCGAGCCAGAAGATCGGGTTGGCATCGGGGCTGTTGAACACATAAGAGATGCCGCGATCTCCCGGTACCGAGCCATCGACTTGGGTTGGTGCAAAATTGAAAATATCGTTGGAGACACTGGAGTCGATTCGATTGGCATAAACACCAGAGAGCCATAGACGACCTTCATGGTAGGTCCCGCAGGTTGGCCACCCCGTCGAATTGGAATAGAGCCCCATGCGCCAGACTCGAATCGGTGTAGTGTAGAGCAGTTTGCCGCCGAGGATCTGCACCTGCACAGCATTGCCGGCACCGGCAGCGACCGGATTGAAGAATTGCGCTTGGGCAACGGAAATTGTGTTCTCCGTTGGAAATCCAAGACCGGGCGAAATATTGATAGTTGAAATGATTTCGACCCAGACATACTGCCAATTCGTCGTCGTGTCGCTTGAACTGACACTGATCGGAGAGGCGGGTGGCGTTAGTAAAGTGCCTGTCGTTCCAAGTAATGTGCCATCCGATGGACTCACTGGAACTGTCGCCTTGGCCCGCAAGTTAATGATGATTTGCGGAATAGCTGGTTCATAGGCATTGCTGATGATCGAAAATACTTGCCCAGTCGCTAGGGCGGTGTCCGATGGCGGGAACACCGTGCAGCCCGATATATGCTGGCCGCCGCCGGACACACCCGTATAATTCTTGCCGACATATTGATCATTGACGGCAGTACCGCCTGCGGCCCAGTTCGCACTGGTTGCCGAAGCCTTGTTGGTAATGCCGTCGAAAGCCGCCGCAATGCCTCCACCTTGTGTGAGCGTGCCGATATTGACCGAGCCGGCCAGGAACGGATCGATAAGATTAAGCAGCAGGCTAATCTGGCCCCATGTCCAGATTGCGCCAGCTGGATCGAGCGCCCATTTGGTGGTATCCGTGCCGGGCTGGATGCCGGTATTGGCGGCGAGGCATTTCCAATACAGATAGGCGCCGTTCACGCCCTGTGGATAGGAGACCTCGTTATTGGCTACGTAGGCCGTGGTCGAGTTCCACAATGGCGGTTCGGAATAGAACCGCATCAAGCGCCCGAGATCGGTGCCTTGGAAACCGTTCGGCCCGATAACCGTGCCGGTCGATACGCTCTGCCAGAAAGTCGCGTTGGGTGGCGTATTATTGACATTCGGGCTTTTGATCGACTGGTAATTGATGCCACCGGAATTGACGAAATCCCCAACCTGATAGGCAATGGTCGAGTCCCAGGCCGGGAACGTGATGGTCATGGTCACCAAGCCGGATGTTCCTCCGGCTGACCCTCCTGATGGAGTGATCATTGCCCCGCCCTTCACCGGATCAAAATATGGCCCGTCGCGGAACACCGCTGGCTGGAACGAAAACGAGGCAAATGTGCCAGGCACCGGCTGATTGGTGACCTGCAGCACTTGAGGCGGGAAATTGCCGTGCAGAAGGATCGACCCCGACGCCGGGGTTTGCGGGGTCGGGATCTCGCTCTGCACGGCCCGCAACGTCCGCCATGCCTGGTTCGTGTAGGGCGTTGCGATATCGAGAATGCGCGAGACGGTGCCGCTGACAAAGGCAGCACCAACGGCGCCCCCGTTGATACCGGTATTGGTAATCGGGTCCGCAATGCTGAACGTGGTCGAGGACAGTTTTGTGATGGCGAGCTGCCGCGGGGCCTGGATTTGCTCGCAGCCAATGATGTTCAGTAGAACCTGATTGCCAGTCGCCCAAGCCGTAGGGAGCGATGGTGAGACCGTCACCACCGCCGGATTGGCATTCGAGATCGCGGTAATGGTCAGATCATCATTGGTCGTGACCATCCGCGGTCCCTGCCGGAACCGCAGAAAGCCATCGGTAAATTCCATGGTGTAGGGAAGCGCGGCGCGGAACTGGAAGGGCAAGACACGGCCGGGAGAGCCGTTGCGGGTGGTTCCGAGAAAGAGGGTCCCCGATCGCCGGACCCATGCCCCCTGCTCGTTAGGGAACGAGTTCCGGCAGCGGTTCAGCCAAGTACGATATCTCTCGTTGGTGACATGACCCTGCGAGACCTGCGAGACTTCGCCGCCGATGAATGAGTCGTGGACGTATGATGCATCGGCCACCGCTATCCCCTACAGGCGATGTAATCGTCGACCGGCGCCTCCACCGGACCGATCTCGATGCCATTGACGATCCCTGCCTCGCCCATGAACTTTTCGTATTCGGCCGAAATGACCTTCTTTTTGTCGACCGATTGGGTCAGTGGTTCAACTGCGTCGAGCGCCATGCGGAAGGCCAGCCCTTCGATGAACATCGGGTCCATGCGGCGGACGTCGACGAAATCTGCCACGAACCGATAGATAATCGCGTCGATTTTCCACGATACGATGGTGCCGTTCTCGTATTTCCAGTCGTCGTAATTGAGCCCCCAGGATGCCCCAAGGTAGGAGGTCGAGCCCGCGCGCGGGTCCTGCGGGGCCTCGCGCAGGAAATTGGCTGGATATTCGAAGGCATTGAGCGTTTGTGATTGGACGTCCGGTCCAGCGCCGACCGGATAGACTGGGTCCCAGGCTTGGATCTGGGTAGAGACCTGTAGCCATTTCAACGAGCCGGTGCCGGCAGTGGCCTGATTGAACCCGGTATCCCATGCCGCCAGAACGCCAGTATTGGTCCAGTTCGTATGCGTGATATCGAGCACCGGATCATGTCCGGTATTGCCGCTGATGTTGCTGATATAGACAAGGCCATCCGAACCGCGAACGCTTTGGCCCAGTCCGTAGGTTGCCGATGAGCTCCAGACCGGGGGCGAGGTCAGGCTGGGTGTCTGCCCGGTATTGAGATTGATCAAGCTGATATAAAGGATGCCGCCGCCGTCGCGGACGATCTGGTTCTTATTGTAGGTCGTGGTCGAATTCCATAGTGTCGGGGTTGCCGGATTGTCGGTGTTGGCGCTGACCTTGGAACGATAGACCTTGTAGCTGCCATCGCCAGGCGCGATATAGACAAGCTCGCCCGCCCAGTAAGTCTGGGTGGAATCATAGGGGAACGCCACGGTTGGGCCGGAATAAAAATCCCAAGCAAAGCTCGATCCCGGTTCCTGATTGATGTTGTCGGGGACGTTGGAACTCCACATCACTCCGAATGCGTCGCTAACCACCGAGCCAATGAAGTAAGTGATACTTGGCGACCACAGGCTTGGTGAAATCTGCATGGTATTGAGGGTCAGCGGACGCAACACGGTCCGCATGGTGGAGAAGGTCCAGACCCGGCGACGGAGCTCGGATCGGCGCAGGTTGTTGTAGAGCCGCGCCATCAGCCGCGCTTTTTTGGATTGCTCGTTGAACCCGAGCGGCCCGATCGGGTCCTGCCCGCAATGATCGAGCGCCCGGTTGGCAACGTCGATGGCGGTCTGGATGGGGGTCATGGGTTCACCCGGTAGATGCCGATGCTGTTCCCAGTTGGGAACGTGTCGGTGAATGTGGTGCCAGCGACTGTCAGAATGTCGTGCATAGCGATTATAGTCCCTGCCCCACAAGTTGCCGCCCCGCCGACATCTGAGCCGATCAGGAACGTGAACGTACCGCTGAACGCAAGTAGAATATCGAAGGTATTTGTAGCTCCACTCGTGAAGTTTGAGCTTTGGATTGTAAATGTGCCGTTGAGACCAGGCACACCCGATGTGCCAGCTATAATTACGGTGTCATTAATAGCCATTTGGAGCGTGCTGCCGCATGTAATAGTGGTGCGAGTTCCAGCAAACCCTGCGGCGGCAGCCGCGCCAAGCACCGCGTCAGAATAGAACCTAGTGACACTGGCAGCCGCCGCTGCAATTGTGAAGTTCGCGGTTAGCGTGTTGGCATTCGGAGCACTGGCACCATCATTCGCCGATCCGCGATATCCACAGAAAATCCAGAACCCGAACTGCCTCATCAGAACGCCATTAACCGTCTGCGTTGACCCTTCGTAGCGCTTGGCCATGACCTCGAAGGCAGAGGCCAGCGATGCATTAAAGTTGTAAGCAGGATTGTTAAGAGAAAACGGAAATGTCCCAGTAACCCCTGGGCCACCAGTATAGGGATAGGCTCCGCGTTGATTTACTACTGCTGGCGATGCTACACGAAACGGCGCCTGAAACCCTACCGTAGCTCCACCAACATTATCTCCAGTAACTTTAACATACCCAGGTGAGACATTAGAGAGATGAGTCGTTGACCCCTCCGCGAACTTTGAGAGAAGAACTGGAGTTAGAGCTTGAATGAGGTAATCTGTCGCTTTAACCCGATCAAAGATAGAAATTGTGTTACCAGTTTGGATCGATTGGTAATAGACATTCCCAAGATTGACTGACGTATTGCCCCCAGGAGTGTTGAAGCTCACGCTGAAGTAAAGTATCCCACGCGCTCCATGAATGATTGAAGACCACACTGCGACATTTAACTGAGGTGGCGTAATTGTTCGTGCTGTAGTGCCAGGGCTGCCAGTCTCCACTACCCCAATCAGCGGCGTGGGATTAATACAATACGGACGAAACATATCAATCTGATCGCCGTAATGTGAGCCGCGTACAAGCTGATCCATAGATGCGAAAATGTACAACGTGAAGTTGGAGGCGGCAGTTCCTGGACCAATGTGCGCTGTGAAGTTAACAGTTATGCTTCCAGGACTACCTGGCGTCCAGGCCGTTGCAAATCCATTGCAGACATCAACGCCATTAGAAAGTTGTACCGCATTCCCAACACCGATGAGTGCCTGATTATAGTTGGTATTGTTTACAGGAAATGTAAATGATCCAGTCCCAGGGGTTATCGGTCCTCCGGGATTAGCGGGACCAGTGCCGAAATCATAGATTCCATAACATACAGCAGGAGCAACGTTGGTCCCATCCGTCTGAAGTAAATCCGTCGTAATCCAGTAATAGTCACTACCAGTAATATCAGTCTTGCGATTTATCAGGTCGTTATTAGGTACTGGAGTCGCAATGATCTCTGCTGGCGTCATCAATCCACCAGGGTAATTAACTCCACCGGGGAGTGCCGGATACCCATAGGAGGCCGGGTTAAGATTTGTCGGGCCATCGAAAAATGAATGGAACATATTCGTCCAGCATGCGCGGCCAGTCTGAAATCCAGATGCTAGCGTCGCACTTATATTGTTAGTTCCGTTCATCGCGCTCTTAATGTCTTTGTAATTACCCGCTATATCAGTTGGGTTATACCATCCCTGCGGCTCATCATTTAGAAGGAACCAAACCGTTTCACCCAAGGCGTTCGCTATCCAAGCATTTGTGGCATTCCCAAGACCTGAAGTAATTCCTTGGGCCAAATACAATCCGGGCTGTGCTTTAACCATATTAAGCGCGTTGATATTCGAGTTTGCGTTGGAGTCTAAAGCAGCTATTACGTTGCAGCCACAAGCCAGCATACGAGCGGGGCCAGTTGGGTTAATTCCGGGATTCATTCCCTGCAACCAATCTAGGATCGGAAACATGGTCGTATCCATGCCCGCAGCGGCCGAGTAGGTGAAGCCGTTGTTGGTGTAGAAGTTGGTCCCGCCATCAATGTCCACCAGGGTAACGCCAGCCGGCAGGCCGCCAGTAACCTGGTCCTGGAAGATCGCCCACTTCGGCTGTGCCCAGGCGCGCAATGGCGCCAGCACTGCAGCGAGACCGGCGAGGATGGATCTGCGGTTCATTGTCCAACGCCGAATACGGTTAGGCCTTGGCCGCCGCCTGCGCCGCCGCCTCCAGCAGATTGCGTCTCTACCGAGCTGACCAGTATGGCAAAATTCCCGCCAGCACCCACATCAATGAAGGTCGGTGAAGGCGTTTGCACATTATAAGTCGCCGGGCTTCCGTTATCTCGCCACCATCTCGATCCGGTGGGGCCTGGATTGGCATAGCCTGGATTGTTTGGTGATCCAGTATTTGAAATGTCCATCACGACAATCAGGTGATCCGTGGATAGACAAGTAAACGCAGTCCCGACCCAGTCCGAAGTAATACTTCCCGCCGCTGGCACGACACAAGGATTGGCGCCAGAATACTTCAACTGAATAAAGGTTGCGGTGCCGAATGCGGCCGTCGTATTCGGGTTCGTGCCTGGACTTACCGCGATACCAATCGACGAATTGTCAATCGTGCAATGGCTTGCTGCGCCTGCGCCAGTTGCAAGTGTTACCCTGACTTGCCCAAGGCATGGCGTAAGAACCTGTCCGGTATCACACCGGTTTGAACGATTGCTATTGTCGGTATCCTGACTGTTTATTGTTCCTGAAAAAACCGTAACGGCGCGGGCCCTGCGTATACCCAGCGCTGTTGCCGCAATGATGGTCGGCGCCCCGATGATCAGCTTTCTGCGAGGAAGAAGGAGCTTCATGGAATCGTCGCTCCGTTGAACATGTTGACGTTGTTGGTGATCGACTGGCTCCAGGTGCAATTGCTGACCACGCAGGTCTGAATGAAGGCCCCGGTGATGGTTGGCGTGTTGCCGCCGTAGTTGAAGTAGTTGTCGTGAACGATGAGAGCTTGCAGCGGCTGCGCCGTCGTGCCGCCCATCTGGATGATGTTGCCAATAGCCTGGACGTTGGGTGCCCAGAGGGTGATGGCGATGCCGGAGCCGTTGCCAGTGGCTCGGTTGGCTAACGAGAGTGAGCCGGTGGCGCTACTGACGTAGGAACTTACGGTGGTGTAGAGGCCGCCGGGTTGTGGAATGTTGGTGCCGTAGGCAGCGGCGCCAGGGATGCTGGTGATCCCGTCGCCGAGGTTGCCGGCAGTTGATAGGGTGTTGATGCTGGTGACGTCCGGTGGGCCGCTGGTTGTGGTTGTGCCGGTCGCCGTGTTGCTGCACAGCGCATGGGCAGTCGCAGAGCCTCCGGTCCAGACGTTCCATCCGTATTCGACGTTCTTCAGGCTCTCGGTGGTGCCAAGACCAACGTCGGACGATCGTAGGAAACTATTGACGTTGCCGGGGAATCCACGAACAAGATCGGTCGGGCTGGGCTGATAGGACGTGTTGAATTGCCAAATGATCTGGTTGGCGCCATTGACCGAGTGCAGTTGGTCAGGATGCTGGAAGCCGTTGTTGGCGCAGGTACTGCCGAACACGCCGCTGTTGATGGCATTGTATTTGATGGTGTAGTTGTTGTAGGCGCCGCCAAACACACCACCGACGCCGCTCAACCGGAAGACGTCGTTGTTCCAGTTGGAAACGTAGTTGTACTGGATGACGATCTTGCCACCCGGCAGCGCCATGATCCCAATGCCGGTGGCAATAGTGCCGCCGCCGTCGAAAGTGTTGTAGGTGATATCGATCTCGGTCGGCTGCGCGAGCGAGGACGTGATCGGCGATAGCCCGTTCGATCCCACCGCAAACTTTGAGTTCTTGATAACCAGTGTCCCGGTAAAGGCATCGGCGATGTTGATCTGGCCGCCATTGTGCAGAGAGAAGTCCCAACTATCGAAAGTGCAGGCCGCGCTGCCGGTCACGGTGACTACATGGGAACTCGTGTTGACACTGGCACACGCCGGCAGAGCAGCGACCTCAGGGTCCTTGAACACCGTCCCGGCCGGATAGCCGACGCCGTAATCCACACCCGCGACCTTCCAGGGCGGACGTGTCAGGCCGTTGAGGATGTTGGGCATCTGCGGCGCCACGCCGGCTGGCGCATTGGCGCTGCCGTCAATCGTAGACCAATTGGTAGTCGCAAAGACAGTCCAAGCCGCATTTGCAGGCAGCGGCGCGGCGAATAATGAGATTATCGCAAACCATTTATTCATACTGACAGTTAATTGCGATGGTTGAAGCAGCCGGTGCCGCTACGTCGTTGTCCGCTATACCCGTAGTCACATCAACGCCAAGGCCTGCGCTGAGTGCCAAGCCGCCTGGACCAAACACGATGTTGGAGCCGCCACCGCCTGCGGCAGGCCCCGGAATGATCGCAGTCACCACGGGCACGTCACTTGCAGGTAACGGGGCCGTTGGTTTGTTGTAAATCTTCAGATAGGCCGCCGTCGTCGAGTTGTTCGACATCTGACACGCCAACAGCGTTGCCGCCGACCCCTTAACGCTGATGCCGGTCGTATTGTTGGGCCAAATTACGTGATAAGTCGTTGGCGCGGCTGATGGTACAACCGGTGACGAGTTGCCAGAGACCATGCGCCCTGGCAAGGCAGCGTTGGTCACGAACGCATTGACCGCTGGAACTGCAATAGCAGCAGGAGCCGTTCCATAATTGGTTGTTGCCGACCATGCCACCATGTTGATGCCATTGGTTAAGCCAATTGCCGTGCCGGTGCCGGGAAATGCGGAACCAAAACTTGACGATGTGCCGCCAGAACCTGCGCAACCGGCGGTGCAGTTGACGTTGAGCGATGTGCCGGTTCCGGTGAGACCAACGAGATTGCCGCCGACATTCATGCCGTTGTAGATTGCGTTGGCTGGAACCGCGCCAGCGGTCGCGCCAAGACCCCAACTAGCAGCTGTGCCTGGATTGACGGTCCAGGGTGGCGTGCCCTGGTTGACGGTTGGCGTGCCGCTGATGCTGACGCTCCAAGGCGGCGTGCCCTGTTGCACGGTCCAGGTACCCGATTGGGTGACCGCCGGGGTGCCCACGCTGACCGTACCGGAAACCGGCACCGGCACTCCGCTGGCGTTGCCTTGAATGGACAGGGCAAAGGCAACGGGCGAGCCTGCAGCGGTGACGATGGCTGTTGGCGGGGTGCCTGCTGCGCTTGGATTACTCACCGTGTACCAGTTGACGTACGGACCTGCGCCAGTGGCACCGACAGAAGTATCGGTAGACCGGATCGGTGGACCAGAACCCGGTGTGACTTGAATGTTGTCAGCCGCCATGGCGGACCCGATCAGGGTCAGCAACACAACACTCGCTAGAAATTTCCGTTTCATAGGACCATCACCAAGTACTGGCTATTGCAGGACTGTGTGAAGTCGAGCGAATTGCTGCAGACCGGCGGCGGACCGGGGTTGGTGACGACGGTCGGATAGGGACCGATCGGCAATGCGCCGCCGGTCCCGAAGGCGTGCGGCGCCATCACCGGCGGCTGGCCGGTCGGATTGATGCCCTCATTGAATTGCGCATAGACCGCAGTCGCCGCGAGCAGCACCATGATCGATGCGGCGATCCACTTCATTTGAAGTAGTCCACGTTGAGGATTCCGCCTGCGACCACCGCGATGAACTTGAGTGCGGATAGGGCCGGGCCGCAGAACTGCAACGGCGTACCCGGCGTCACCACCTGGCCGACGCCGGCCGTAGGATTGGACCCGTCAGTGGTATAGCGGACGTTCTGGCCTTCAATGCCGATCTGCGCGCACTTGGTCTGCGACGGGACGGTGAGCGAGGTGACGCTATTGACGTTGAGACCGTATTGCTTGCCAACCGGGGTGGGTTGCCATGGGAACGCGCCACCACCCCCGCCGCCTTGTGCCAATGCCTGCGTGGCAAATCCGAGAAGGAGGAGGGCGAGGATGCTGCGGGGCATTGGCTACCCCATGACGTCGAACAACGGCGTGATCACACCCACCAGTTCGGCGTTTTCGAAATAGCGTTCGAAGGCTTCGAGTGCCTTGATGACCTCGACCTTGGTCGGGGTCACGCCATCAAGCACCGAGAACGAGAACAGGTCGGTGCCGCTTTCGGTGGTGGCGACGTGGTAGTCGACCTGCTGTCCGGCTTCGGTGCCGCGCGCGATCGAGACATAATGCCGGGCCATTAGATCGAGCTCCCCAAGGAGGCACTCCAGGACCAAGGGATAGGACCAATATCACCGATCGTCTTGAGCGTCAGCCCGGAGGCATTGCGGGCGGTATTGACGGCGGTGAAGTAGGCGACATCAGCGGCCGCGATCGAGGTCATGAAGGCCGCCTTGTTGGCGGCGGTGGCATTGGCGAGCCACGTCGCCCATGCCGCACCATAGGCGGCTTGGCGCGCACCCTCGGCGGCAGCTACGGCCAGATAGAATGTCGATTCAGCGGTGCTGGCACCGAGCGGCAGGGCCTCGTCGCGCCGTTCTACGTGTTCTTCTGCCATGTTCTAGTCCGTGTAAGTGACGGTCAATCCCATGGTGCCGGTGCCGGTGGTAATAGCGGCCGCCAGAGTGCCAGTGATATCGAAAAATCCACCGGGGTCAGAAGTGAGGCCAGCAGCCTGCCAGAGCGGCTTTTGCCGCTTGTCGGCGGTATAGTTGCCGGATTGATTAGTCACATCGGTTGGACCGGATGCGGCGGTGAGCGCGATCGCTGAACCAAATAGTGTCGCGCCACCAGCACCGACGACAGTCGGGGGCGAGGTCGAATTAACACTGCCGTCAGTTGCATAGGTCAGGCCTAGATTGATGGTGCCTGCGGCCTGCGCTGCGCTTTCAAACCAAATCTTCTTAATCTTGCAGTTGGACGGGACGCGGATGAACTGAAAAGTCGAGGCGATCGAGGCCGCCGCCGCGGGCGCATTCGGTCCAGAGAAAACACCATCATTGATCTTTTCGGGGCCGGGGCCGCCTTCACCCGCCGCCTGCGCGACGATCGGCGAAGCGTCGAGATTGATGAGGGTATTCGACTTTACATTGACGACTGCCATGGCAGCTCTCCCTTACGGCGTCACGTCTGCGGCGGCCGACAGGTCGGCGCACTGCGCCTTCAGCAACCGGGCGGGCTCGAGTCGGGTGGCGCCCGAGCTCATCATCGTATAAATCTGGTAGGGCAGGCTCGACAGATCGAAGCGGCGCGAGACGTCGTTCTCGGTATCCTTCCAGATCCCGAGGTAAATGCCCGAGCGAACGAACGGGATGTTGTCGCGGACCTGGGTAGTGACGGTCTCGACCTGAAGACGCTCGGAATAGACGATGTCCCAGCCCATGAACCGTGTCACCCGACCTTCCTGCAGAACGGGCTTATCGGAAAATTCGGTCGAAACGACTTGCACCTGATTGAGCAGGTCAGCCTCGCCCTGACTATTGGTCACCCACGTCATTTGCTCCTCGTCGACGTCGACCTGAGCCTTGCGCATGATACGCTTGGCTTCGACCATTTTTGCGACGGTGAGGCCGGAGTTGGCAGCGCTAGCGAAATTGGCGGCGACGGTCAGCCCGACACTAAGGGGATCGAAAGTCTCGTTAATGAAGGACGAAGAATCGGTGCCGGTGAGCGAGATGGCGAAGGCGGCCTGGATCAAGCGGTCGTCCCACTCACGGGCGACGGCGGCGGCGGCGACGTCGGCATATTGCGAGGTCGGCTCAATCGCGGTCTTGAGCTTGTCGAAGGTGTCGATGAGCTGGTTGCAATCGCGGTCGATGGGCAGGACCCAGCGGCGGACGAAGTCGGCGTCCTGGCGACCGATCGGAGCAAAGCGGCCTGCCGGCGCCTTCATCTGGACAGCGCCAATATACTGGATGGGCGAGGCTTGTTTGCCGACGTGGAACCCCTCCATGCAGCGCCCGCGCAGTTTCGACATGCGCTGCTGCAGTTTCATCTCGAGCACGGTCGAGAACTGGGTAGTAAACAGTTTTGGGAGGTTTTCGCTCATGGCCAATCCCGCATGACATAGGGGGAACGAACGCCTTGTCGCGCGATGCGCGGGGCTCAAGCGTTCGGCCGTGTCCTTGCGGGGGCCGTATGTAGTTGCAGCCTTTATCCTTGCGGAGGCTGACCTGCGGCGCAGGGAGGCGAAGCGGCGCCGCAGGCTTTGGAAGGCTAGGTGTCGCGAGGCGCACTCTATAATTAGTGGGTCGGTCTTGCAAGACCCACTATTATTCTTTAGAGGCGCGCTTTTTCAATTTGCCGATCTTGCGACCCTTATCGGCCTGCATGTACTCGTTCGCCACATCCATAGGCATTGGTTTCTTGCCGTGGGCCCGCAGCTTGGCGCGGCCGGCGGCAGTCCGAGACATCGCAGCGAACCCGTGCTGGGCTTGGCTCGTTGAGGGCATCACAGTGCTCCCAGGGCATGCAGGGCTTCGGCTGCCCCGCCGGTCGGTTGCACGTTGGCCTGCCCGCTTGCGAGCACGGCCTGGTAATAGGCGATGTCGGCGGATTTCACGGCACTGATCAGGTTGGCGAGCGTGCCGCCGCCCCTATAGGTCGTCACTGCACCCTGGATCGCGCTCTGCTTGGTGCCGGTGGCGGCTGTCACCGTTGCCTTATGAGTATCGATCTGAGCCTGGGTCAGCGGGGTGACGACGGCCTCCTCGGCCGGCGCCTCTTCCTGGGTAAAGACGTCGGCGTCCGGCTCGTCGGACGGAACGTCGTAGCTCTTGTGGCGTGCCATGAGAGACTCCTTATTATATGCGCTTGGGTGGGCCGAGGAACACTTTGGCATCGTTGAGCCGATTAATGGCCGCGACGCTGTTCTGGTCAATGCGCTGCAGCCCGCCCTTGTAGGGGTGGGCGCAGTAGCCGCGCTCCGAGATCACGCATCTGACCGGCGTACAACCGTCGCCGCAGTTCATCTGGGTCATGCCGAAATAGATGCCGGCCTTCTGGGCGGCCTTGGTCTTGCGGTTGGCCTGGTCCTCTTGCCGACCGACGGCGCGCTTATGCTTAAGCTTCTTGAGGCGGGTCTTGCGCTTTCTCGGGGTCAACGGAGCAATGGTGAGATCATTGTCGAGTTCGGGAACTGCCTCGGGGATCGGGGGGTCTGGCACTGCGTTTTCCGTTTCTCGGTCCATCAGATAATCCTTGGTTCGCCTGTCATCAGGGCATGAAGGTTGAGAAATTCCTCACGTTCCTGGGGGGTATTTCGACCGGATGTCATGCGAGCGTTCCAGTCCTTATCGCGCATAAGTTCATCGAGTCTTGTCTTGGCGCCTTCGGCGGTACGGGGCGGACCGATCTGACCGAGGTTCCCGCCCACGAACGGGGCTTCCTTAAGACCCTCCCCGATCTGGCGGAACATCTCGGCGGTGCGGGCAACGCCGAGATATTGGCTGATGGCGGCGACGTCCTCCTGCGATAGGCCGAACTTACGCGCGCCCTGGTCGGCCATCAGAAGATTGTATTGGTGGTTGGCGCCCCAGCTTTTTTCGAGGTCAGCCTTTTCCTGGGCGATGCGGCCATCGAGTACGGTTTTCTCGCGCGCATCGCCATCATTCATCCATTTGACAAAGGCCTCGGCGATCGTGGAGGCCTTGTCCTTGGCGACGTTGGCGGACGCGAGCGACTGCCGCAACGAGGTGACAAGGTCCTCGGAGAGCGGCAGCCCGTCGATTTTGATGTTGGTAAAGTCGTAGTCCTCGGGCTTGGCCGGCACGCCCAACTTGCCCCAAAACGCCCTGATGTCCTCGGGCTTGGAGGTGGGGCCGGGCAGTTTGGCGAGCTGCTCGGGCGGAACGCCGAAATGGCGCTCGAGTTCGCGGTAGCCCTTGGTGAGTTCGGTGGCGAGCGTCTTGGGATTGGCAACGTCATAGCCCTTGTTCTGCCAGAAACCCATGGTGTCTGCCTCGACGCCGTTATGCCAGGCGGGCGGGGCAACACCGGGGGCTGCGGGTGGCGGCGCGCCTCCGGGAGCTGCACTAGGGGGATCAGCCATTGTCAAACTCCGGTGGGGTTGGGTCTCTACCTCGATATTTTTCTATGAGTTCGTCTTCGGGCATTTCCACGATCTGTCGGATTTGGCAGTAAATCTGCCGTCGCCCTTCGGCCAGCATCACCTCGTTGGTCATGATCGGCTCATGCAACGGAACCAAGAACTGATAGAACCGGCAGATATCCGCGAGGTCCTCCATGACGGCTTGGCCCGAGGGCGAGTTGAATGTGATCTTGTAGGCGCGGATGATCCCGCGCCGCTTCTCCTCTTGTTCTTCGGTCACGGTCCTTGCGGCCCCGCCATGTTGGGGGCGGCGCCGGGGCCTTGTGGGGCAGCGGCGGCCATCTTGGCCTGGGCGGTAACCATCTGGGCGCGGCCGGGCAGGGATGCGAGCTGCTGCTTTTGCTGCTCGGCCTGGGCGCGAGCCTGGCGCTTGGCGGCGACTTGGTCATCGGAGGCGACCCATTCCGGGCGGACCGAGTAGATATCGGCGAGATCGACGGCCGCGGTGTCGTTGTCGACACGATCGAGCCAGGTCGGGTCCTGGGTTTCGACCGAGACCTTTTGCAGGTTTTCGACCCAGCGGTTGAAGCCGGCGGCCTCGTTCATCTTGGCGGCGCGAGCGAGCGGGGATTCGTTGGTGACCTCGTAATAGCCGCGGGCGCGCGCGAGTGCGGGCGGGACCGGCGGCAGCCAGCCGGCAAACAGGGCGAGGTCCATTTCGCGCTCGACCAGTCCGCCGACATATTCGGTAAACTGCCGGCCCAAGGTCGGGGCCACCAGCATACCCTTCTCGTTGACGAGTTCGACCACCTGGGTGGCGGTCATGTCGGGATGCTCGGTCAGGACCTTGAATAAAGACACTAGGAACACGTCGTCGATGATGGAGCGTTCCTCCTGCATCATCTCAATATTGATCTTGATGTCGCCGTGGGGGAGGACGTGAACGAGGGGCTTGCCATCCGGGGTAACGCCGCCGCGATTTTGCGCGCCGGGCCTAGTCTTGACGTCCATGAGGCCGTCATCGCCCAGCAACAGCACCGGGTCGGCGGCGCGGTGACCCTGCTTGAGGAAGGTCACCTTCTGGGCGTTGAGGGTCTTCATGGCGGGCAAGACGATGTGGGCGGGGCCACGGCCGTAGACTTCCATCGGGGTCTGATCGTAGCGGCTGACCGCGAACGGAAAGGTGCGGTAGCCGCTCTCCGGGGCCATCAGGCAGCGGCCTTCCATGGAGACATAATAAGAGACAAACGGCATCGAGCGCTGGTCGAGACGGCGCGGGTCGAAGTCGCCCTCCCGCGGTTTGACGACGTGCAGGAAGTTATAGGGCCACTGCGAGTCCTGCTCGAGCGGAGAGACGAGGTTGGCAGGTAGCCATTGGCGGCCCCACTGTTGGACCGCTTGGTAGGCGGTGCGGCGGAACCAGCGGAACATGCGGTCGACCTTGCCCTGATGGTTCTCGCCAAAAAAGGTCTCCCCGAACGGGAGCGCCTTGTAGCGGAAGCCGCCGATGCCGCCGAAGCGCGAGGTATCGAACAGGTCGACGAACATGGTGGCATTGCCGAACGCCCCCAGGCTCTGCCAGTTATTGTAGTTCTGGGCCTGGAAGTTGGCGTGGGCGGCATAGCGTTTCTGGAACAGCAGGAGCTTGACCTCCTGGAACCATTGCCGGGTGAGCGGGTCCCGCATGACGTCAGGGTCAGAGGTCAATCCATGCCAGAACATGTCGCGCGGGGTGACGAGTGAATCGCAGATCGCGCAGAACCGGTGCAGGGCGAGGGCGGCCGAGGCGTCGATCTGCTGCTGGGTCTTCTTCATCCCCGGCCAATTCCAGTTGCCGTAGAAGAAGGTGTTGCGACTGGTCGGGAGGATGAGCTCGGCAATCTCCTCGCAGTGCAGGGCGGTGGTGTTGCGCCAGACCGTCATCTGGGAGAACTCGCGCATGATCTCGGCGATGAGCTCGCTCTCGCGATCGTCGATGACGCGGGCGTCGGCGCCCGCGCGTTGCTCGTCCTCGAGCCTGGGGGCGAGAATGTTAGTGGACGAGGTGGCGGGCATCGGGGTCCTTGGGGTCCATGCTCGGGTCTAGCCGATAGTCGGCAATGATCCAGTTGCGGATGGCTTGGAACATTTCGATGCGCTCATCGTCATCGAGCTTGGCGCGGTCGGCGAGGCGGCGGAAGGTATCGCGCAGTTCGAGTTCGTCCTCGTAGAGCACGACGTGTTTCTTGCCTTCCGCAAACATGCATTGCGCGAAGACGGCGCCGGACTTGGCGATCTTACCGGAGGTGCAGAGGCAGGGCAGCGACGGTTCGATCCAGCCGGGATGCACCGCGCGCAGCAGCGGGATCATCATCTCATCGTAGTTGGTGGCAAGGATCGAAAGCGTGACCATGTAGTCTTTGGTGCGGGCTATCGCCAGCAATTTACCTTGCCAGCTATCGCGAAGTTCCTGCGAGCGGCGGAAGGCGTCGAGTATTCTAGCGAGCTCGTCCATTGCGCAATTTGGCGGCGGTGTAGCGCGGGTCCTGGGGTTCCATTTCGCCGAGGTGCTGCAGGATGCCGCCGTAGCGCGGCGGGTTGTAACCCATGGTCGAGCTCACCGGCGAGGCGTTCTGCATGGCCAAGCGCTTGCGACGGGCGTCTTCTGTCTCTTGGTCGTCGGGCATTAGAAACCTCCGAGTTTGCCGCCGAACGCTTGGCTGACGGCGCCGCCGATATCGGAAAGGCCGAAGCCGAGGCCTGCGGACAAGGGCCGACCGGCCATCTGGGCCATGCGCTTTTTGCGCAGTTCATCGGTTTCGTTGGCGACCTGATCGGCGAGTTGGCCGCCGCCGTAGCCCATGAAGGCGGACATTGGGTTGGTTGCGTCTGGGATTGCCATATGGGTTCCCCTGAAAACGAACGGGCGGGTGCTCAACCCCGCCCGTCAGTCAAACTTTCGCGTCAGACATGAGTAGGGTCATCAGAAGAACTGGTGCTATATCACTCTGCCGACGCAATATCTAGTCGACCCCCACCGCGAACACGTCGAAGTCGGTTCCTTCCGCAATGGTGGTTTGCGCCCGGCGCTCCCAGATGCCGCCGAGCGGGACGGCGCGGGCATAGCGTTTGGCCATTAGGCAGATCCGCGTGGCGCTCATGAGATCGTCTTTGATCTTCACGATAGCGCCATCCTTCATATGGTAAAATCTGCGCTCTTCGAACCACTCGGTGAGGTGGGCGGCGACCTTGAGGCGTCCGGTCTTCTCGCGTTCGTCCCATTCCTTGATGCCCGCCCATGTCGAAACGGAACCATCCTCCCAGGTGGCGTGTTCGTGCACCATGCGCAATTCATGCTTCCTGTATTGGCTGGCCAGGGGTTCGCCGGTATTGCGATCCCGTTCGCTGCCATCCCGCGGCCAAGCGACGGGGACGGAAGCGGCGATCTTCTTCATCGCGGCCGCGTGCGAAATGATCAGGGCGTCGGCCATTCTGATCGTGTGATGCACATGTATTACGTCATTATCCTTGTCCCAGAGCACGAGCACGGCGGCGAACGGGTGGCCGATGCCGAAGTCGAGGCCCCACAGTTTGTGCCAGTGCGCTGGGATGTACTCGAGCGGTGGTTCGACGATCGCGGCTTCCGCAGTGGTGAAAATTCTTCCCGAGCCGAGTGCTGGAACGCCGCGAGCGCGCGCCTCACGCTCGTGCGGCAGATAACCATCGATCATCCGCTGCTTGGCCGTCGCCGTCAGATGTCCCCCGATATCTGGGACATCGTCGATCGTCATGGGGACGTAGCCGCGGTCGTAAGTCGGCTCATCGGTGAAGCGGAGGACGACCGCCGTCGGGCCCTGGATCGGCGTAAACGTCAGCCAGATCAGCCCATCCTTCTCACCAATGCGGGCCAAAGCTTCGGCATAGATGTCGATATTGGGTTCTTCATCGAGCCAGACCCAGTCGCAGCCCTCACCCTGGAATTTGGCGCGGCCCTGCTCGTAGGATTTGAACCGGATGATGGAGGTACCCCGGGTTACGTGCTTGACCTGAACGGTATCGATCGCGTCGGTGACGCCTCTGGCTAGACTCTTGTCCAGGATCAGCTCGCGCGGGATGGTACCGGAGCCTTGCATGGTATCGACGCCGGGCGGGCCGACCAACTTGGCCTGGCAGACGTCGCGGGTCTCGAGCGAGGTTTCGCCTGCGACCCAGCCGAGTGTGGGGAGGTCGAACATGCGGCCCTTCCAGTCTTTCGGGTAAAGCCCGGTGGCGTGCAGCGTTGCCTCGTAGGCGCCGACCTGGGTTTTGCCGAGGCGATTGCCGGCCATCAACAATCTCTCACGCTTGAACTTGCCGGCGTTGAGGAACTCGAGCTGTTTCGGGTACGGCTTGAAGTAGTCGAGTTGGTTATAGGTTTTGCGTTCGAGCGCGGCGGTGAGCGTGGCCTCGATCTCGCGCAGTTCTGCGATCGAGGGGACGGGCATCAGAACCCCGTCACGCTTGCTGCGATCGGGATGGCGCCCGGATTGGCGGGGTTCCACATCTCGACCCAGTTGACGATCTGGCCCGGCCCGCCCCAGGAAAACACCCAGATCTCGCCGTTATTGGTGACCGCGAACAGTTTGTTGTTGTGGCTGCAGAGGTAGGTCACCTGCGAGGTCGGGGCCCGCGGCGCCGTCTCCGCGCGCGCCATCGTTCCCGCCACCTGCACTACTCCCTTCGGGTCCGGCCAGGGCACGTCCACGGTCTGCGGGCTCGGCATGTCCATCGATCGTCTCCACTATGACTGGCGTCTCCGTCTTTTGCATTGACGTTCCCAGCAAGCGGTCCGGCTCGATCCCGAGGCGCCTTGCGAGCAATGTGATCCTGGCGATCAGCGCCTCACTCGTCTGGTCGCGGTGCTCGATCGTGACCTTACTCTCCATGAACGCCCCGAACCCGCCTCTATCGGCCAGCATCGCCGCCGCCTTCAACTGGTCCTTGTGTTTCTTGTCCTGCGCGATCGTCAACATCACGTCCTGCGCGATCGCTGCCCCGCGCCCTCTATATGTCTTGGTCAGGCACTCGTGGATGGCGGCGAGGATCGGCGGCGACCGCAGCATCCTACTCGCGGTCGAGCGCCAGTTCTGGCTGCCGTCTTTCCCGCAATTACTCTCGTACCCCGCCATGCGCGCCAGGTCCTGCCCGCTGGCCTGCGGGAACGCGCAGTACGCCAAGACAAAATTCCGCTGCCGCTCCGACAGTTCCAGCATCGCCGGCCCCAACTCCGTCACATAGACCGGCTTCCTGATCCCGTGCTCGCGTTGCGCCACCATCAGCCCTGCCTCGTTTGCCGCATCCGCTTTCTTGCCGCCCAACTCTTCTTGGAAGCTTTCCGTCGCACCGCCAACTCGCTCTTCCGCGCATTGACATGCTCGCGCTGCAACTCGGCCAAAATCTCAAGTTGCTGATCGAGCGTCAACTCCCGCGTCCCATACTTGTGCGCCTTCCTGACATACAGCTCCCGGAATGCCTCCAGTTCATCCTGAAACCGGCCCATAACTTTCCTTTGCCCCTGTGTTTCACACGAAACGCCAATTCCTCAACAAAATCAACCACAACTTAAATTTCGCGCAAAATTAAGCTCTAAAGCAACTAAAACAAGAAATAACAAAACAAAACAACTCCCCCCTGTAACTACCCCCACAGAATGCTGAAGCTCCCAAGGGGTATCGCCTTACCCTAAGCTCTCACGGGCCGCGCGAAAAAGGAGGGGAAGCCGAATTTCTGGTGAGGCCATCTGTTCCCCCCCTACCCCCCTGTGAGGCACCCCCCTAGTGCTTCCCCAGTGCTTCCCCGCGCAAGGCACATTTCGCTAAGCACTTGGATCGCAAAGCGTTTCTAGGGGAATTGCGCTATGTGAGGATAAGCACAACTAGCGTCTTGAGCCGCACCGCAAGTGCTCTTGCTGCACTGCGGCTACGGATCAGGTAACCTTACGGGGGATTGAGCGAGGAGGCATTGCAGATCTGGGGATCTGCAGAGGCATCGCGGTTTCGGGGAAACCTTGATGCTTGTGCCGCGCGCGAGATTAAAGGCTTGTCACAATCGTGTCAATGTCGCATATCGTCGCGTAATGTTTTGCTTTTGTTGGCGATTTGTATCATAGAATAGCAAAAAGTAGCAAAAGTTCTTAATTCTTCAATGATATCAACATTTCAGCCGATTTGACAAGACAATTTGTCCGAGTTATGGTGGGTTATGAGTTGCTCGCTCATCGGCGCGTCAACGCCGCAACACAACGGAGATCCCACAATGGAATACCTCGATCTGATAGTGCTATTCGTCGTTGTCCCGACCGTCGTGCCGGCCTTGTTTGCTGTATTGCTCGCGTTCACGCGTTGATCAACGCCTCGTCAAAGGCGCAACACAACGGAGATAAGCAATGGAATACCTCATCAACGCCTTGTGCGAACTCGATGGCGAAGACGTCGTTGCACTCGCGGCCATCGTCCTGTTTACCGCAGTCTTACTATTTTACTCTGCAATCGTGTCGGGAGTGCTGTGAGATGACCAAACGTATCAGAACACCACAGATCGCCGCATTGCCAGGCATGACGCCGCTCGGAATCAATCCCAATGCACCGACTTGGTTCAATCAATTGCGCCATGCCCGACTTACATTGCGCGATCAAGGTTATGCCGAATTAAAACGCCATGCCTCGGTCAGCTTGGACAATCGGCACTATTGCCACGAGTGCTTTTGCTGCGCTTGTGTCGATATCCTCCGCGAATACGATCGCGAGCCAGATAAAAAACGCTATCTCGGATCAATCGGCTAGCCCACTAAGCGCGTCCTACGGGACGCGTCATAGTGCGCTCGCACTCTCGCAACCGTCAATTGCGAGCCACCAAACGGAGACGAAACATGACCAAAGACCGGCAGACTCGTGAGAACCAAGGCTATTGGGATGGCGTTGCCGCACGCGAGCGCGGACGCCTTCCCGAGTGGAATAAATGCTCGGTGTATCGCTGCAAGCATCCATTCGATAAAGCCTACGGCGAAGGCTTCTGGATGGGTTGGTATGGCGAAGTCCCGCACCAATCCGCTTTTGGCTACTGACCGGCAGGTGAACCATGACGTTCATAGATGGCGGCGGTAACCTCGGCGATAAGATTGCACGGGGCGCGTCATGATGATTGGTAAGGATGACAATTGGTTAACGATTATCGCGATTACCGTGATCTGTGTCGCGCTAGCTTATTGCTACCGACAAGCGCCCAATCCAACCGATGGATTGGAACCACAGTCATCCTATATCGAACGATAGGCGTTGGGGGCGGGTCGCGAAACCCGCCCCCACGCCAGCCGCCAAAAGCACCACGCACGCACGCGCTTATCCACGATTCGCGCCGCTTCTCGCCAGGCGGCGCGTTTGACCCGGAAGAATAGTCCGCATATGCTGACCCTCGCCGCGCGTCTCGCGGCTTACCAAACGGAGAACCAATATGTCCAACCTGAGACTATGGGAACATTACCGCGCCATCCTGATGGCGTTCACCCACTGCACCGCGTGCGCCTCCCCCAACATCGCGCGCAACTTCGAAACCTATACCGTGACCTGTCGGGTGTGCGGGTTTCGCACTAGCGTCTACCGCGAGCGCGCCCCGATCTACCCGAGCGCGGAGGATTGAGTCATGCGCATCGCAATCATCATGCTAATGAGCACAATCCTGACCGCATGTGCGGCCCAGTTTGCTAAGATCGACGACAGTAAATGTCAAAGCTATGGCGCACGCACTGGCACTCCAGCCTATGTGCAATGCCGCGCCCAGATGGATGCCGCGCGAACGCAATCAAACGCCACGCGCGGCACCATCATCCCGATTGCTCCGCTCGGCGATTATCGTTGAAACGAAAGCGGCCCTGGGGTTGTCAAAGCCCCAGGGCCTGATCGCCGCAGCACCTACAAACGGAGACGAAAGAGGCGCCTCGCAAGGCGACTAAACCGAGCATAGCACATGATCACCCTTCCGATGAACCCCGTGATTTTCAGGACCCTGCGCCGGCGCCTCAAGCTCGAGCGCGCCGAGCTCGCCGACGCCATGAGCCTGCACGACAAGAACCTGCAGCGCTACGAAAACGCTAAGGCACCGATCCCCGACTGGCATGCCAAGCTACTGATTATGTTCTCGCTCTATGGCGTGCCGCCAAGTTTTCGGAGTCCGCCCGAATGATCGGCCCCAAGCGCCGCGTGATCAAGACCACCGGCACCCACGTCGTGATCGGTATCCAGCCGCCGGCGTTCTTCGACGTACCGGAAGCCCAGGTCGCGCTGACCACCGAGCAATACGCCCGCTATCTCAAATGGATGTCGGGCGGCGGCTTGATCCAGGAGATCTTCCCGGAGTTCAGCCCGGCCGAGCGCGAGGTCCTGATGACCGGCCTGTGCGACCAAGCCTTCAAACGCTTTGCCAAGGAACCATGATTGTGTTCTGGATTAGTTCCGTTTCGCCCATAAATGAGCGCTGGTGCGTTTTGCGGGGTGACCCGCTATCCGGCATCATCCTAACCCGATTGCGCGCTCCATGGTTCTCCTAATGGTCGTCGTGGTCATGCTGTTGTGGCTCGGCCTCGCCACCGCGGTCGCGATCTGGCTGATGCTGCCGACCGGCCGCCGACCCGAGCCACCTAGGGAGCTACGGGACTTACCGCCACGATTAACCATGCCGCCGTCAAGAGCAGCACCACCGCCACCGCCAGCAGCGCCCACCAATCAAGGTCGTTCATGAATACCCTCGAGCTCAAAGATAAGCATGAACCTTGGAACCGCTGTGACCAATGCGGTCGATTCATTGCAATGGATGACTTCGCCAATGGGGCCGTGCGCCGGCTCGTCTATCCCGATTCGGAGCTAACGCGGGAGACTTACGAAACACTCTGCATACGGCACGCGCATACCAGTCGAGGTCGTTCATGAATACCCCGCCCCTGAGCATAGCTGACTTCATCTTCCTAGCCGCGGTGGCCTACGCCGTCTTCTGCGCGTGGTCCGATTAAACGGCCGACTCTAACCCCAGCCGCGGCGCAACCGCTCTTCCATAGCCCCGTGCGTGGCCTTCCAATGGGTCGCATATGATCCCCCGTTCGACATCGCCGCCTCGTCCAGATACTGGCCGGCATTGAGCCACGTCGCCGGGTACGGAATGAACTGCGCCTCCCGCGCCTTGATCCGCCGGACGGCAGCAAGCAGGCCGTCGAGGGTGACCTCGCCGTCGCGCTCGACCTTGCGGAAAGCTTTCTCGGCAGCCTTCTTGGCCACCCGACGGGGATAGGTTTTCCAGAACAGCTCAAAGTCCCAAGTGTCACGTTTGAGCAGTGTATCTTTCTTACTTACTGAAGAAGTAAGAAGAAGATCTTCTTGTGCATTTGGCGTGCCAGTTTCGGCGCCATTAATTTGTTGAGGATTATCAATGCTCGCGACATGTTCGACACCATGTCGCGCATGTCGCGATCGTTGTTTTTGCTGGGCTTTTCGCTCTCGATAGGCCCGACACCTCGCCATGTTGAGAGCGGCATTCTTGGCAGTGTTCTCCTGATCGGCGATCTCGACAATACGGTTGATGAGGCTCTCGGAACATCCGGCGGCGCGCAACGTCGCGACCGTGATCTGCATGGCGGAACCTCCCTGAACGAACGGGGAACAAACTGTTGATAACTTTTTGTCAAGAGCCCCGGCGGGAAACGCCGAGTAGGTCAGGAAGCCTTACCTAGCAATAGCTTCCAGGCTTCGCAGCATCGTAATGCCGCATCAATTCCGGTTGCAACAGCCGCGTATCCGCCGGCTGCGTTTATCCCCGCAATGAACGCGAGCTGCGCCTCGGTGGCTCGTCCGCCCTCGGCCTTGAGTTCTAAGGCATAGAACTCCACCTTGGGTGCCCCGCACTGACACACAGCCGGCGCTACAGCGAGAATATCGGACACACCCGCCATCGTACCTAGCCCCTTCATGATCGCCGCTTCCACGGGGCTCCTAAGCCCGCCTGCGGGGTGATGCCAAAATACAACACCGGGCGCAGCCCTCGCCCGCAAATGCTGGATCACGGCTCGTTGAATTAAATCTTCGGGTCTATGACGCCTTCTCATCGAACCAATTCCACATGCCCTCGTCGACCTCGCACGGTGGGTCGAGCTCGAGCGCAGCGTCCCGCAGCAATGGATAAGTTTCGGCCGGCAATCCGCGGGTGAGCCAGTTCGATACCGCCCCATGGTGATAGCCGAACAGCTTGGCGACCTTGGTTACACCACCGAGCCGGCGGATGAGCTCGGCCGGGTCCTTGATCCTGCGCATGCGCTCGACCGTGTCACACTCGGTGGCAGATTTCAATTGCAATCCTCGCGATTGTCACATACCGTGTCCAGTCGCGACACATAGCGGAGAACCACCAAATGAAAGCCCCTAAGAAGAATGAGCGTATCGAAATTCAAGAAATCCATATGAATGAGGTGCGTTTCAATGTTTTAGGAGAGACCCCATTCATCATGCATCGGTTCAGTCAAAAGGCATGGCGCGAATTGCTAATGCCGTCAGCAAGTGCGAATCGTGCCGAACTCGAACAGCGTCTCAAACATGATCCGTTCGCTGAATATCGTGGGGCTTTTTATCGTAATCGCGATCCGGAAAGCCCCACGATGTTTCACTGTCCGAATGGAATGTTTCACGCTGCACTATCTTCAGCGGCACTCGACATTCCAGGTGCGGCCAAAGCCAAGATTGAACGGCTAACCAGAGTGGTTGATGTCAACATCGAGCTTTACGGCATCCCGCAAATCTTCTGCGCCATGGTGCGCAATAGTGACATCAACCACACGCCTGATGTGCGTACCCGTCCGATCTTCCCAGAATGGGGTTGTTGCATCACCGTTCGCTACATGAAGAACACGTTAAGCGAGCGTACCGTTGCTAACTTGATTAGCGCAGGCGGCAAGATCGTTGGTATTGGTGATTGGCGCCCACAAAAGGGCGGCCCGTATGGTTGCTATGAGATTGTCGGCGACAACGACAAGCGGTTCAAGACGTTGGTGAAGCAACAAGGGCATCGGCAGCAAAAGCTGGCTTATGAACACCCCGCCTATTTCGATGAGGATACCGAAGAATTGCTGACATGGTTTAGCGAAGAGGTCCAGCGTCGTGAGAAAGATGGGTTGTTGATGAAGATGGATGATCATCTGGAACAAGAAGGCGGACGGCGGGTAATCCTCGAACGTGGCAAGAAAGGCAATGCCGACGGTGGGAACGAATATCTCGGTGTCCAAGAATAGGAGTTGTGAACCATGGCAAAAACCAAACGAGCAAAGCCATCCAAGCCAAAGGTTGTCCGTTTGCAAACTCGCAAGGACATCATCAAAGATGCGCTTGAGAAAATCCGTCGAGCAAATAATGGTCGCCTCACGAGTGAGGCGGTCGTACGCGCCGCCACCAATCCCAACCATGTATTGCATCGAGAGTTTGAATGGGACGATCGCAAGGCAGCAGCTCATCAAAGGCTAGATCGTGCGCAGGAATTGATCGCGCGCTATGTCACGGTCGTGGTCATCCACAAATCGATGAAGATCAAAGCACCATTCTATGTGCGCGATCCAGAGGCCGGGCCACATGAGCAGGGTCATGTCGCGCTTACCTCAGAGCATTTGGATCGGGTTGCTGCAACGGAGATTGTACTCAATGAAGTCGAGCGTTGCGAAAGCGCTATTACGCGCGCACGCAATATTGCCGGGGTGCTCGACAAATCGTTCCCTGGTTTGTCCGACGAACTCGAACAGATGCTCGAGAAGTTGATCTTAATTCGCCGCAAGCTTGCGGCGTAGGCAAGGCAGGCATGGTCCGATTCGGTATGGTCAGAATAGGCTTGGCATCGCAAGGCAAGGCAGGCGTGGCGCGTACGGTGTTGTCGGGTCGGTCAATGCTCGGCTGGGCATTGCTGTGTTCAGGCTCGGTGCGGCAAGGCAGGCGTGGAACGTGGAATCGGGCATGAATTGGCGCGGTGCGGCTAGACAAGACAAGGCTGGGCAGGCCCAGCACGTTTTGATTGGGCTGGGCAATGTATGGCCAGGCAGGCGAGGCTCGCAGGGCGTTAAAAGGCCAGGGCGCGGCCTGGTATGGCGTTAAAGGGCCAGAACGGGCACTGCGAGGCGCAAAGAGGTGAGGCAGGTTTGACAGAAGATGGCCCGACACGACCGTGTGGGGCTGGGCATGGCATGGCAGGCAAGGCTTGATTCGACAAGGTTGGGCTGGGCTCGAACCCGCCTAGGTGAGACTTGGCTGGGCCAGGCAGGCGTGTTCCGGTACGGCACGCGGGGTTTTGGTACGCTCGGTCCGGCAGAGCCCGAATGGGCTTGGCATGGCAGGCAAGGAGAGGCATGGGCTGGTGCGTACGGGCCAAGTACGACCGCAAGAGACGCGGAGAGGCGAGGCCGGACCGGGCAGGCATGCTACGGCACGGTACGACAAGGTGAGACAGGGCGAGGCAGGCGTGACCGCGGACGTTGTGGTCTGGTCTGGCATCGCTCGGCTGGGTACTGCACGGCAAGGCGGGGCTGGGCATGGCAGGCGAGGCACGGCGAGGCGAGACCTTAAAAGGGTCGGGCAGAGCCGGATCTTGTGCGGCGAGGCATGTACATGTTGGGGCCGTGCCCGGCGAGGCAGGCGAGGCACGGCGCGGCGAGGCGAGACCTGATCGGACAGGGCAGATTCCGGGCCTGCTGTAGTGAGGCATGGTCAGGCAGGCGTGGCTGGATGCGATGTGGCAGGGCCTGATGGGATGAGACTGCGGAACGGTGAGGTCAGGCAGGCATGTTGACTGAAGAACAACAACAGAAGCGACAAGGCAAGATCACTGGCAGCAGGATTGGTGTTCTTATGAAAGCCGATCCTGCTGCAATCTATCGGCTATGGCAGGAAATGCGGGGCGAAGTCGAGCCAGAAGACTTATCAAATATTTGGGCCGTTGCCCTTGGCGGATGCACCGAGCAACTCCAACTTGATTGGTTCGAGCAGAAGAACAAACTCATTGTCTCTGGCCGTGGCGCATTCATTCAAAGTTCCAAATATGATTTTGCTGGCGTCACATTAGATGGATGGGTTGAAAGTTTAGGAATGGCAATTGAATGCAAACATGTTGGCGGTCGCGAACCGATTGAAATTATTGTTGATCGATATTTTGCACAATGCTCTTGGATAATGCTTTGTACGGAAAGCACTCAGTGTGCCCTATCAATAATTTTAGGAGCTAATGAACCAGTTATTGAATATGTTGATCGCTCCGATGATTACCTCAAAGAGGCTGTTTCACGAGCAGAACAGTTCATGCGCTTTGTTTTGTCCGGCGAGCCGCCTGTCGCGCTTGAGCCGGTCGCGATGCCGATTGATCCAACGCGGGTCGTTGATATGAGTAGCAACAATCATTGGGTCTTCAATGCCACTGAATGGTTGGATACACGCGAGGCAGCGCGGCGCAATGCTGATGCAGCCATGATCTTAAAAGATCTCGTGGCTGAAGACGTTAAACAAGCATATGGCCACGGCGTCAGAATCACCCGCGATCGCGCGGGCCGTCTATCACTTCGGGAGTACAAAGAATGACCGTTCCAGCAAAGCCAGAACAAACTGCCCTCGCCCAGATCGAAACCATCCTGGTCAAGGGCGACCTGTCCAAGGCCACCGACGAGCAACGCCTTAACTACTATCGCGAACTCTGCAAGTCGATCGGACTCAATCCGTTGACGTCCCCGTTCGAATATATCGTGCTCAACGGCAAGCTGCGGCTCTACGCCAAGCGCGATGCCGCCGATCAGTTGCGCAAGCTCAACGGCATCTCAATCAAGATCATATCGCAGGAAGAGCACAACGGCCTGTTCACGATCCACGTCCACGCCACCGACAAGACCGGACGCGAGGACGAGGATCTCGGCGTCGTCGCCATGGGACCCATGGTCAAGGGCGAAGCCCGCGCTAATCTGATTCTCAAGGCGATCACCAAGGCCAAGCGGCGGGTGACGCTCTCGATCTCAGGGCTGGGGTTCCTCGATGAAACCGAGGTCGAGGATATTCCTGATAATGCCAAACGCGAGCCACCGCAGCCGGCGCCCAACGTCATGGTTAGCCTTCCACCTCAAGCACACAGCGATGTTGTCAGCACCGACCGCTGGAAAGAGCTCGACCGTGTGCTTGCCGATGCCGCCAAGCGCGGCACCGCGGTCCTGCAAACCGCGTGGATGAACCTGAACAATCTCGAGAAGAAGGCGATGAAGGCGGCGCTTGATCGCCGTTACAAACCGACCGCCGAGGAAGCGGATCAACACCATGAGGAGGCTAGCGATGAAGCGAGCGAAGCAAACGAAGAGGATCAAGAGCGTGACGGAGACAGCATCCCCTTCTAAGAGCAGCACCAGCAGCGGTCTTGTCGGCAAGAAGTTCACCGTATGGCTGAACGCCACCACCCCAAAGCATCACGGCACCGTGGTCGCGCAAGTCGGCGACGACAAATATCTAGTCGAGATCGACGACACCAAAGTCCAGCACCTCATCTTGGTGACGACGATGCTGGCGAGCGTGGAGCGCGGCCCCGGCACCTGGGAGTTCTCATGACGAATACGGAACACGAAGCGGCGCCAGTCGCTGATGAAGTGCCGTTCCAGCGGCCAGGTCCCTTGCGGGTGTTCATTCGCGACGAGAACAAGAAACTGATGGACACCATCCGCCGACTGGAAGAACGGATCATCGCACTCGAGAAGTTGGTCGGATGAACTGGGAAAAATTAGCCTTTGGCTTGGGTCTGGAAGCAAAGCGAATCCTTGAGGATAATCACAAGGCCATCAAGAATAACGAGGCTAGTGAGGCCAGCGTGACAATCAACCTGACTGCCAGCCAAGTTCTCGAGTCGCTGGCCAAGTGCATCAAGTTCGCACTGATGAAAGATGAAGCATGACCTACATCTTGTTCTTCATCATCGGCCTATCTGGTGGCTCGGCACAGTTCGCCACCGAGGACTTGTGCTGGAGAGCGGGGGAGCGATTGATCAAGGAGTTCGGGGCGCAACCATGTGATCCGGCGAAGATTACTTGTTCACTGCCGCAGGGTCTGAATGTGCGCTGGTTCTGTATCCAGTCAGGCTTCAAGACACAATGATATGGAAGCGCATCTCGGCATCAGCCCATAACTGCGCCCTTATAATCGTGGGCTCGCTGCCATTACTGCCGTTCTTGGGTAGGGAAGGATGGCGCTATGCCGTCATCGCAATCTGCTTTGTGTACCACCTGCGCTACCGTCGCTCTTGTCTTGGTAATTTTATCACTGGCCTTCGTAACGAACCTCCAATCAGTGTGCTCTACTGCCTCTTCTACACAGGCGGCTTCGCCACCATCTTCTACTCAATCGCAGTCCCCTTCGACCTACTGGGAATGTACGTTCTTGCCCAGGCACTTTGTCTGCGAACAACTGGACGTACAATCCCAGGATATCTGACCAACTGGAGTCCCACATATGAGAACCAGAGAAGAGCACCTATCGGAGTGTAAACGCAGAGCTCTTGAATACCTGGACCATGGCGACTGCGCCAATGCCATTACCTCTATGCTCAGTGACCTGTCCAAGCACCCTGAAACCAAGGGCGCCAGTGAACATATGTCCATGCTAGGGCTGCACTACGTCGTCAACAAAGATGAACGCGAATGCCGGCGTTTCATCGAAGGCTTCCAATGACCCTAAAGCTATGGCGAACGTACAGCTTCTATCGGCGCTATGGCGGCCGCGCGTGGGCATTCTTGACCGCAATCAGAGTGATGTGGTTGCTGCGAGATTCGGGTGGAAGTGAGCCTTCGCCCGGATTGGGAGCGGCGGGGGACCCCCCGGTAGAGTGTCGGTAAACCCCGCCGCCAACCCAATTGTGACAGTTTGTAAATTTTTATTTGCAAGCAAAATCAAATAACGCAATGAGCTAAGTGTTTGATGTTCATGTCATCAACAACAAATCGAGAAATCGAATTTGGTATAATGTCCTCACGGTTGATGATGACCGGGCTGTTTGATAGGAGTGTGGGAATGAAGGAAGATATGATGAAACCTATCCGAAAATACTTCACACTTGAAACCGCGCCGCGACAGACTGACAAATGGCTAATCACCTGTGAAAGGTGCGGAAACCAATGGCACTTACCTAAAGACAATAAGCATCCCGGCAATGTGTTGCATCTTCTAAATCATGCCCGGGGGCACGACGAACCAAAACCGCACGGAAGACGCAAGCTGGCCGCTATAGATGCACTAAACCACAATAAATTGTGATGGCTGACACTGAACCTGTGCTGCGAGGTGTTAGACATAAAGGCGGCGGGATCTTCTGAGGCCCCAGTATCCCGCCGTCAGCAGGGCAAGAGGCTGGCTGGAGCACAACCAACTGTCCCGCCAG